AGCGAAGCCATGTCCGTACCGAGCATGAACTTCTCGAACGCTTCTTGCGCGTGCTTTTTAGATGCGTATGACTTCTCAGGATCTTTGCCTACATCCAAGTCCATGAACAAGGACTTAACTTGTTTGGCATTCTCAGCTAAACGTCTTTGTGTAGAGAAGTTACTCAATCCAAAGTACGCGTTTAGACCGTCCCCGCTCATCCGCATAGCGGAGGCAAGCAGATCCTCTAGCGTGTCAACAAACACATGTTCCTTCCGCCGTGAATCAAATTCAGCAGCGCAATAAAGTCCAGAGGAAGGAAGAACAGCCGCTAGAAATTCAAGCGGTTGCATAGAACCCCCTTTGGTTATTGTTTTACTTGTTTGCGTTCGGCTAGCAACTTCTCAAGACGCTTGATCAGTTCCCGTTGAGCGTTCAATGGCAGACTTTCTTCGTCAAGCCATAAATCACAGTACTTGATAAGTTCTTCGTCAGTCAGGGCTTGTGGTTGAAAGTTGTACATAACACTCTCCATACGTCATCAGTTTGTTTTGTTTTCTTAAGCACCTCAACAACCATGGCAACACGCTCTTGATAAGCAGAGGTTACGTCAGTTGTTCCGGTGAACCAGTTGTATATTGTCTGGCGACTAGCGCCAACGATTTGAGAGATACGTTGCATAGATACATCACGACGCACCGCCCAACGCCCAAGGTGTGTTCCTAAACCTTCGGGGGCTTCGTTTATCTTTTCAATTATTTTTGTAGAGTAAGGCATGATGTCCGAGGGGGAGCGCACGCTCCCCCATATTTAGGTTAATCGTCGGTGTCCCAGTCTGCAACTACTTTGGCGTAATTACTTTTTGCCTTGGGTGCTGGTGCCTCTTTCTCCTTGCGGACTTCAGGCTCATCAACCTCTTCATCTTCCTCAACACTAGGCTTAGCCTTTGCCTTAGCCGCAGGTGCCTTACCTTCAAGACTGATCGGCTTACCCACCACCTTATCGGCTTGCGCCACGGTCATGGTGATGGCTTTGATTGCCTCAGACGACTGCCCTTTCTTGACACAGATTTCATGCTCGTCATCCGTCAGCCAGCGCATAGGCTTAAAGAACAGCTTGGGGGACTGCGCCTTTGTGTCGAACTTCATGCGGGTCACGACCATATCAGGCCCCACACTTTGAGCCGCTAGCCACCGTGCGTACGCTTGCAACGGGCGGTTCTCACCATCCTCTTTACCAAAGATGCTAGTAGCAGGGAGCGTCAACTGCAGGACATCGCCCTCCATGTCATTGGCTAACACAACCGCTAAGCGTTGCGAGAACCGGCAGGCACGGGCTTCACCATTACCTGAACCCTTAATGTTTTGTGGGCAAGACGCACACGTACCAGACTGTGGGTCTTTTACCGAAGCGTCAGGCTTATCGCCATCAGCCGACCAACAAGCAGGGGGTGCTGGGTTTTCAGGGTCATACGCCGCGTCATAGAAAGTACGCGAGATTTTAGCGGCGGCACTAACAACCACTACATCAAGATACCGCTCTTCGATAGCGGCTACCTCTTTGCCATCGGAGATCAAACGAAATACACCACCTTTGATTGATACGCGCTTACCGGACTGACCACCGCCACCACCGGCAAGGGATTTAGCCAGCGCGGATAATTCGCCCGTTTTCGCAAAGGCTGGGACTTGCGATGGGTTAAATGCGACTACATTACTCATGTACTTCTCCTTCACTTCGTTGGTTTGCGGACGGTGATTGTGTACTCACTGTCCGAGTTGAGTCCCGGGGGGACAAGGGTTGGATTTTCTTCCAAGAACTGCTTCATGTTGCCTTGAGCAATACGTCTCTCAAACAAATCAAGAACCTCATGCTCAAGAACGAACTGCTTGAACGAGTCCCAATCATGCGTTGTGTACCGTGTCTTGGTACCTAGAATGATCGTGCCTTCGTCTGTGCGAACACTCTTAAGACCTGAAGACATCATGTGGTCTTTAATTGCGCTCGATATTTCCTGTTGCTGTGCCTTGAGTTCTTCGATTTGCGTCTCGTACTCTTGCGACAGCTTTTGCACTCTATCGCGAATCTTGCGATAAACCCTTGCAAGTTTATCCAAGGGTATTACTTCTTCTGACATGGTTATGCTCCTTTTATAGTTTTGACAATTCTGTCCAATATTTTACTTTGTGTCAAGTACCTCCTCATAAAGTTTTACGAGCAAGTTGTTATCTTCAACGCGTTCAGCCAAGCGTTTAAACATCTTGCGTTCGATGTCACTACCTTGAATATGTATAACTGTTACCTTATCGCTGTCTTGCCCCTTGCGGTCTGAGCGTGCGCAACATTGGATATATGTTTCCGTAGACATAACCGGACCCCAAAAGATGACGGTGTCAGCGGCGGTAAGAGTTACCCCGTGTGATGCGGCCTGCGGCTGGATTACAAGTACGCGAGGACTCGCTTCTTCTTGGAACTGCTTGAAGATTTTGGTTCGCTTGTTAGGTGATACGTCGCCATGAATCTGCGCGTTATCCACGTTATTGCTGGTTAGAAAGGCCGAGATCGTGTCGATGCTGTGCCGGTAAGGGGCAAATACCAAGACCTTGCGATCCGTCTCCTCCAGCGCTTCCATGAGCACGGAGAGTCTTGGCGTGCAGTCGAATTCTACTACCTCTGCGTTGTCCGTATAAGCCGCCCCGGCACTTATCTGCAACAACTTATTGACTTCGCCTGCGGCATTGACGGCAGTAATGGTTTCCCCTGATGCGCGGACCAGCATCTGCTCCTTCAACATGTTGTAGTACTTCTTCTGCTGTGGCGTTAAAGGAACCTCTCGTGTTTCCGTAATGACGGGGGGCAAGTCAAGGCATTGTGCTTTTGTAAAGCGTATTGCCGGTTGCAGGGCGATGTGAATCTTATCTTGTGCGTCGCTCTTTGGCACCCACTTAAACATCGTCAGCTTGTTCATGGTAGTGTCACGCCAAGCTGTAAAGAATTTAGGCACACCTGTTGGGTTCACAAGTTTAGCAAGCCCATAGGCATCGAGCGGGGACTGAGATGCTGGTGTACCCGTCATCATCCACAGCAACGTGTTTGGATTAACTATTTTATGCAGGGCTTTCCAGCGTTTAGTACTGACATTTTTATATGCGTTGGCTTCGTCTGCGATGATCAGATCAAAGCGCCCATCGTTTACAACCTCGTCGGCTATAAGATTAAGACCGTCGTAGTTGGTTACAACAAATTCGTAGTCGCCCTGAACCATCTCAATGCGCCGTGTTGCTTGCTGATGGTGCGCAATAATCGCGGAGCGGTGAATGATGCTGTTCTGTAAGTCCGCGATCCAAGCGGAGTGCATGATTGATATGGGGCACAGAATCAGGCAACGCCTGACCTGTCTTGTCCTCATTAAATAATCAGCAGCCCATAGCGCCGAAAGTGTTTTGCCCGTTCCGGGTTCTGAAAATACGAACGCACGACGATGTAGCGTGAGGAATGATGCCGTCTCAATTTGATGTGCCATGGGCTTAAACCTGCCGGGCCAATCGTATTTCGCTGTGATGGGTGACGGCACATTCTTGACGCCAAGATTTCTGAGCACTCTAACTTCATCTAATCCCCACTTAACTGCTACTTCGTAGATACCATTTAATTCACCCAACACCTTGCTCTTGGGGATTATGTTGTACTTGTCTGGGTTGCGCGTTCGCAACACTAAAGCTTTGTTTTCAATTATCTGCATGATTAAGCACGCGGCTCCTTTAGTTTTATAATTTCTGTAACACCTTCTTTGTCTGGCCTGTTGTGTAGTGTGTAATCTGCCAGATTATTTTTCATAAGAACACGGGCAATACTTTTCCAATCATCGTCTAGTAGACTTTTTGTTTGCCATTGATGTCCGTATTTCAAGTACCACAATTCAGCCAATTCTTGTGGTTCTAATTTGATCACCTCGTATCCCCCCTGTTCGACTTAACACTACGAATACGCAAGTTACCTTTAACGGTCTTGCCACCCTTACGAATGGGCTTGATATGGTCAATGTCTTTGCCTTCACGCGCATCGGCTTTACCATTACCGTTTTCGTCTTTGCCTGTTTTGTCCACCATGCGCTGTGCTTTCACACGTTCAGCACGCTGTTTGACTTGCTCAGGTTTGCCGTGGTAATCGGCGTATTCTTTTTTGTAGTTACGTTTGTTTGCTGGGGTTCCCATAGTTTGTCCTTAATGTTTGGGGTGAAACTCACACGATTTAACGGGGCACCACGGACACAGCGCAGACTGCGTTGGGTTCCACACGTTGTTGGTAAATGAAGCCTCTAATTTTGATACACGTTCACGGTACCGCCACCAACCAGCTTCCGCTTCTTCAACGCTCATCTTGTGCTTGACCATAGTTTCTTTCACCACAAACAGAAGCGCGGAGTTAACTTGCCGTATGTGTGGGAAATGTGCAAACACCATGAGTTCCATCAACTCTAATTGGTCAACATCAGGGTACTTGTTGTTACCTGTTTTGTAGTCCACAACCCAAGCGGTCAGATTGTCGTCATCAACAATGACTAAGTCCGCAATACCACGCACCCAAACTTCAGGATCTTTAAACCCGCATGGCTTTAGCTTCTCAGTCAGCGCCATCTCAAGTTCGGGGTAACGTCGCCCCGGCTTTGTCAACAACGCGTCAATGGTTGGCTTAACAAACAAGAACTGTTCAGGTAGCGGTACGTTATCTCGTACGTAATCTTCTGCTGCTTTGTGTAGCTGTTTACCATAACGTATCTGCTCGGTGTCAGGGAACGGATGCTTCTTAAGAACCTTGACTTCGTGATACCTACGGGCACAACCTTCAAAATCTTTTAGCCCTGAGTGTGACCATTTAACTGTCATTTAAATCTCGCAGATAAGATTGCTTTGGTGAGCCGCTCTGAAAAGTTATTAACAAAATACTCGTTAGATTCTAAGTCAGTGTTCATGTCTTTCAGTATGGCGTGGGTTAGTTCGTGCCAAAACGTATCATAAATTTCTTCACGTTTGAATCTTACACCACGTACGTTGCTGTGCGTTGCTATAAGAATCTGATCTTCTTTGTAGTTTATCGCTCCCATTACGCCTTTAATAGACATCTTTGGAGTTTGTTTAATTGTGTATTTCTTTTTACCAACCTTAATACTTTTAGGTATCTTCACTTTGCATCTCCGTATCGTTTCGCATGCCCTGCTTCTGCACCTAATGGAATCCCCGGCATGTACTTGGGAACCATAGTCATCTGCGCCAAGACCCAGTTTTCAGCATCGTCTGCTTCGGACTCAGGGACTAGCGCAACAACCTCATCGTGAACGGTTAAAACACATGGGTACTGCTTTTGTATGCGTAACATGCCGTCCGTCATGACGCACCTAGCTACTGCCTGAACGATGTTTTCAGTCAGTTTGCCACCGTACAGTTTCTTTTTATCGTCTCCGTACGTCCATTGAATGCGGCCTTTTTCATCAGCCACACCCGATAGTTGAGGATACCGCAAAGCCAACCCGCTTGGCAAGACAATTCTTTCTTTCTCAAACGTCAGGCATTTGTGCGTGTAAGGTTTGCCTTCAACCAGACTGCGCTTGATCAGCGCGTCGCACATCTCCCAGAATGTTTTAACAGGCTGTGCTGCATCACGATATTTATCAATAATCTTTTTAGCCGATACACAATGCACGGTCAGTTCAGGTTCGGTGCAAGTGTGGGGTATATCTTTCATGCGTTCTAGGTAAGGTTGATATGAGATGAACTCGTTAACAAACTCTGCACCTACACCAAGCTGTTTGGCAAAGGCTTTGTCGTACCTAGTTGGCGGTGCGCCAAGAAAGCCCGTTAATAACTGCGCCGCAAATGATGCCCACCCTAACCCATAGCCACAGCCCAACAGCGCAGACTTGGCAGACTGCCGTAGGTCAGGGTGTGAATCTTTGCTTAGCCCCGGTATGCCAAACATCTGCGCGCCGAACTGAGCGTAGGCATCTTTACCCGATGCGAATATCTCTAACAAGTCTGTGTAATCGCACATCCATGCCAGCACCCTTGGTTCTATTTGGGCCAAATCACAGACAACGAGCGAATACCCTGCTGGTGCTTGTATCGACTTGCGAAGGAATGAACCGCGCTTAAGATTCTGTAAGTTAAGACCAGAGCCTTTCGACGCCGACCAGCGACCTGTGTGCGCCCCGTAATAATTAAGGGGAACCGGAAGCCTACCTCGCTCTGAAATGTCAAGGAAGCGTTGCGCCCGGGTTCTCTCAAGCGTGGACTTAACGGCAAGCCTTGCCTCGCATAGTAGCGCCACATCTTCGTTGTCGGAGTTGAGTAGCGCTTGGAAGTGAGCATCATTCTTTGCAAGCGCAAGTGCTTCTTTACCCGTTGTCTTACTGATTTTTTTAGGGGGTGCAATACCCATTCCTGATAACACGCTAGCAAATTTGTCGTTGCTAGCCAAGGTTGCTTCCTCAATGCCAAGGCGATTAAGAAGTTCCGTTCTTTTAGTGCTTTCTTCCACAAGTGCTTCACGAAGCATCTCCTGATCTAATTCCAATACGGGATTCGTAAACATCTTAAGAGTAAGATCAATCAGCCGTAGTTCTTTGGCGGGGTAATCTTTTATCAAACGCTTGAATACTTCCTCGCACAGGAACGTGTCGTGCTTGCAATACTCAGCCAACTCAAACTCAATCTCATGAGTCAACTCTTCTAACCCGTCTGTGCTGTGTACCGCCTGCCCTTTGGGGGGCAGACCAAACTCATTAGCAAGTTTGGCTAAGCTGTTACCAACTTCCACCCCACGCAAGGCACGCGCCATGGACAGCGAGTCAAAGATAAAGCACGGCTGATGTCCGTACACATACGAAAGGATTGCCACATCGAACTGTGCGTTATGCGCAAGCACGGCTGTGGTTGACCAATCAATAGTATTAAACGTGTCAACCAAATCTTTGTGCGATACCCACACCGTACCCGGCACGTCGTAGGTTTTGATACAACAACCAAACGCTTTGAAGCGTGGGTCACGGATATACTGCTCTGTTGTCATCTTGGACAGCGTGTAATCTTTACGATCCCAACGCGTCTCAAAATCTATGACAAGAATTTGTTGATAGGGGGAACTCAATTTATTGTCCGATCTGTTGGAGGAGGTATTACAGATTCAACCAAAGTTTCCATGGCTTTGTCTAGCATTGCTATGACTTGTCCGGTACTTGCATTTACAGTCAGCATTCTAAAATGCCCTTCGCTT